ATGAATCCACAAGCTGCGCAACAAATTCAGCGTATAACTATTCAAATTGAATCAAGAAAAGCTCAATTAATAGCTGAAATGACTAAAGATTATGCTGATGAAGAGAATAAAATCATTGGACAATACGATTCTGATCCACTTTTAAAGTTAAAATCACGTGAAGTTGACTTAAGAGCGATAGAAAATGAGCAAAAACGCAAAGAAGCTGAAGATAGAATCAATTTAGACAAGCTAAAAGCCTTACTAAACCAAAATAATGAAGAAAATAAGCTTGAACAAAACGCAGAATTAGCTAAACTGCGAGCAAGTGTTTCTCTTGCAAAACAAAATAAGCAAAGAACTAACTAATAGGAAAAAATATGGACAGAGGTCAAAAAAAAATTGGTAAAGTGATGAGAGAATTTAAAAAAGGCGAACTTAATATTGGACAATCTTCTAAAAAAGTAAAAAGTCCAAAACAAGCAATTGCAATTGCATTATCTGAAGCAGGTATGTCTAGAAAAAAAATGGCAACTGGTGGTTCAGTAACTAAATCATCTTCTGAATCAAGATCAGCTTATGGAACTCAAGTAGACTTTTCACAATTCACACATCCAGATGGAACATTAAAAGGTGGAATTGATGTAGAAGTAACTAATCCACAAGAAACTCAAGAAGTTCCTGTTGGTGGTCAAAAAGGAATGTTACCGGAGAAAAAAAGAAGAGCGAAGTGGTATTAAATTATGGTAGTAGGACCAATAGTTAAAAGAATAGCTCAAACTTTAGCTGATCCAAAAAAACTTGAAAAGTTTACAGATTTTATAAAAACTGGAAAGTATAAAGATAAAGTTGGAAAAGTAACTGATGTAGAAAAAGAAGTTATTAAAGTTAAACCAAAAGATTTAGATTTAGAAACAATAACACCTAAAACACCTACTCCAATGAAAAGTGGTGGACTAGTAAGAGGAGTTAGAATAGCTAAAAAAGGTTTTAGAAAAGTCAAAATATATTAAATCTGGAAATGCTTTTCCACCTTTAGCAAGACCTACTCTTGCTAGTCCACTTCCTCTTAATTGTTTTCCAATTCCAGCCATTATCTTTTACCCTTCATCATTTTGCCTTTTTTCTTCATAGGCATTTTTTTAGTAATCATATCTGCTTTACCACCTTTTTTCATTTTTGCTCTTGGTCTTATGTTGTAATCGTTTCTCATTTTTTTCTCCTTATCCGTTTTCTTGTTCTTTATTAACCGGTCTATTTGCCATAGTGCGTGCCACCGATTCTGCACTTCTTCCAACTACATATCCACCAAGACCTATTTGTAATAATGTCCAAACATCTCCTGGTAATTGTATTGTTATAGAAGCTTTAAAAAAAAATAAAATTACTGGTCCTAATACATAATTCCAAATTAATATAAATATTAATACATACATCAACAATGGCCTCCATGATGATGCAAACCATCCAGCTTTAGCTTCTGCTTCAATAATTTTAGCAGCTGCTGTTAATTCTTGTGTATTAGATTGTAGTAGTTGTGTTTGTAAATCAGATTTTAATTTTGCTTGAAGATCTTTATCAGGAACTGATTTTTCAATTGTGCTAAATAAAATTTTAGCTAAAGGTGCAACAGCTCCTAACATTTGAATCATGGTTTAATACCACTTCGCTGATCTTTTTTTCTCCGGAAGCATTCTTCTTTGTCCACCCACTGGCTCTAATTGTGTTTCTTGTGGGTTAGATACTTCTACATCAACTCCGCCTTTTAAAGTTCCATCTGGATGTGTGAATTGTGCAAAGTCAACTTGATTACCAAATTCTGATCTTGAAGGTGAATTTTTAATAACAGCTCCGCCTCTCGCCATTGGCTTTCTAGATTGACCAGCTTCTGACAATGCGATTGCAATTGCTTGTTTAGGACTCTTTACTTTTTTAGAAGATTGTCCAATGTTAAGTTCGCCTTTTTTAAACTCTCTCATAACTTTACCAATCTTTTTTTGTTTTGATGTCATTTTTTTCATAATCGTATCCTTGGTATTTATATATACTAATATTTAAAATAGCACAATATAGCTAATTAGCTAGTAATTATTTTAGTGCTTTGCATGCCTTGTTTTGCAAGAGATACGCCAGCTCTTAACTTGGCTAAATCCTCGTTTTGCTCTAGTTTTTCATCAGCAACTTGTCTATTAGACATTACTTTTAGCTTATCTAGATTCAATCTATCTTCTGCTTCTTTTTTCTTACGTTCATTTTCCATAGCTCTTAAATCAATTTCTCTAGATTTAAGTTGAACTAATGGATCAGTTGCACCTAAATTAATTTTAGTTTCTTCGTCCATATAATCTTTAGTCATCTGTGCAATCAATTTAGCTTTTCTAGATTCAATCATTTGCATCATTTGTTGAAGTTGTAATTGAATTTGAGGATTCATTTGTGCTTGTTGTTGTAACATTGGCATTTGCATTAACTCTTTAGAAAACTCTAATTGAATTTGTTCTTGTGCCATTATTGAAATATGTTCTAGTACATTCTTTTGAATAGATGCCATAGCAGCAGGATTGTTTTGAATCATATTCAATTGCATAAAGTTTAAATGCGCTTCAATGTGAGCAGTATGATCTTGTCCAGCAAATGCTTGGAAAGGTTGTCCAGTCATTGCATTGATATGTTCAATAGAAGGATCTACCGGTGTTGGCGGTTGTGGTGGAGGTAATATTAAATCTATATTCTTAACTCCAATCGCTTCGTACATTGTTCTGTAAACTTGATACAAGTTATGCATTTGTGGATTAGACATTGCAAGTTGCATTTCAGTTTGTGCTAAATTAATTCTTTGTGATTGTGAAAATATATTTGGATCAGCCACAGGCAAGATATCAATCTTATCATCAAAGTCTGCAGATTTAATTTCTCTTGTTCCACCTACAACATCATATGGATAAGTTGGTGGTAAATAAGTTGCAAATACTTTTGCTAATAATTCAAATTCATTTTTAAGTGAAGCATATAATCTTTTATGAATTGCAGACATCACTCGCGATCCGCGCTCCAACAATGCCATTGTCGTTCCAACTGCCGCTTGTTGGTTACCATCACCAACTTGCATATCAGCGATGGACGCGAAGCGTTGACCTGCTTCAACAACGATACCCATTAATTGTAAAAGGGTCGCTGATGGTTCTTTAAATGGTAATGGCATAAATGCATCACGCAGATTTCCACCTGGTGCATCTACATCTCTAAACTCACCTGGTTGAATTGGTTGTGCATCATCTCGTACACGAATACCTCGCATTTTAAATCCAGATGGTAAATTAGATAATGTTCCTGCATCTAGTAATTGTCTTAATGCTTGAGTTGCAGTTCTTGATAATCCACCAATCATGTGAATTAATCCAAAGCCATAGAATCCAAGTCCTGGTAAAAATTTAAAGTGTACAAAATAATTAGTTTTATTTTTTAACGGATCGTCTACTTTGTAATTACGTCTTATAGATAAAACTTCTCTTGATGATTCTTCAATCGTTACAACGTATGGAAGTTTAATTCCTGTGGGCTCACCAGTTTGAGGATCTTTATCTTCAAAACCTTCTATATCTAAATTAACATGACATTCTAAAAGGGTATAAATATTATCTTGTCTTTCAACTCTAACACCTTCTAATTCACGTTCTTTTTCTTTTATAGGATCTGTTTTAAGAGCTGGTTGACCTAGTTCAACATCTTTATAAAAACCACTTACTTGTTGTTTACGTAAATCATTTTCAGAAATTTTTAATACATGAATAATAGCATCTGCATCTTCTAATGAAGTTGCTGAATAAGGAACGATTAAATCTTCTGCTGGAATAAATTTAGATACCGCTCTTCCAAGGATTGCATCATAATAAACTTTTTTAAATGTAGATCCTGATAGCGGTAAATAAAATAACATTTGATCAAATTCTGGTTCATATTCTTTCATGACAGTCATAATTTGATAGTTCATGAAATCTCTAACTCTTTCTGATTGTTGTTCTTTTTGTGAATCTATTAATCCAACTATTTGAGTTCTAACAGGTCCGTCTGCTGGAAGTAATTCTTTATAAGCTTGTGATTGAAATTGTGTAACTGATTCTGCAAGAACTGGATGAGTTACTCCTGATGCGTTTCTAAATGGTTCTGTTCGTCTTTCATATTTAAATCCTAATAAATCTAAACCATTAGTATATGCCATCTCCCAATCTTGACGTGATGATCTATAATCTTTGTATTGTCCTTCTAAATCAGATCCAATCTCTACTAAAATACTTTCATCTAAAAATTCTGCAAGGTTTGCATAATGATCTTCACCACCTTGTGGAGCTGCAATATTTGGATCAAAAGAAATTTCTGCACCACCATCTTCATCCATGTTAATTTCAACTGGAGAATCTGTTGGTTGTATTTCTTCTTGAATAGATTGTTCTATTTCAGTTTGACCTGGAATTTCAATAGTAGTTTTTGTATTGGGTAATGACTTATCAATTTCTGCCATGACTAACTATACCTTCTTCTAAATAATGATTCAACACCTTGTGAGTCAGGACCTTTAGCAGGTGGAATTGTTTTTGTCAATCCACCTTCAGACATACTTACTCGTCCTCCATTTGCCATTTTAGGAGTAACGCGAGCAGCGGCTTGTTCTTGTGATTTTTGTGCTCTTAAATTTTTAAATTGATCCGGAGAATATTGGGCAAGTGCATTTTGATAGTAAGGACTATT